TAATGCTGGGATGGTCTGTATGGTCAGATAATCCTGTACATATGGAGAAAATGGAGTTATTCTTCCTACACTTTGGAAATTTACCATTTTGGTACCAAACAATTTTTGTTGGCGTCATTGCATCCGTCTATGGACTTAAGGCAACAGATCTGATAAAAAGAAAATAACAAAAGGAAAATAATTATGTCAGGATATTTTAATATAGGTAAAAACTTAGCTTCAGGTGTAGGTCAAGCTATCAATAAAGTTAAAACAAAAATTAATAAAACAAAATTAGATAAAGCAAACAGCAATTTAGATATTGCTAAACAAAAATTAAAAGCTGGGAAAGCAAAATTAGATCAAACTGTTTTTGAAATAAAAAATAAGATGCCTATTACTTTTAAAAGTAAAAAAGGAAAATCAGAATCAAATACAGAATCATATAAAAGAATACAAAAAGATAATACTAAAGTAATTAAAGGCATGCTTGACAAAGCAGCTGGAAAAAAATAAGGAGAAAAATATGGCTGGTCAAGAAAAATCAAAAGAACCTTTAAGTCCGTCTAAAAGAAAAAAATTAAGAAAACAAAAAGAGGATCAAGAGACAAAACAAAATTTAACACAAGACTATGCTTATACAGGTATTCCTGGAGCAAAAGCTACAGCAAAAGGTGTTAAATATAGTCAAGATGATGTTCCTACAAGACTCTCTAAAAGCGACGAAGGTAATAAAAAAGTAGAAACCCTTAAATATAAACCTTCAAAAAGAACTCTTCCACCTGGAAAATCAATTTTAATGAAAGCCAAAGGTGGCAGAGCCGGTTACAAACACGGTGGCGCAGCTAAACGTGGCCGAGGTTGTGAACTCAAGTCTTAATGTTTAAATCAGTTAAAAGTTTTATCTGTAAACTATTTCATATCAAAGCATGCGAATGCCCAGATGAACATCTTGAAATTTACGAAGGAACCTATGAACCAGAAGTACCGGTTCATGAAGAAAAACAAATGCACTGTGGGTCTCATGTAAGATTTATAAAAAGTTGTCCCACTTGTGTTGCAATTATAAAAGGATAAAATAATGGCTAAAGGGACTCACAAAACTAAAGACGGACGTACAGCTAAAAAAGGGCTTTGGTATAATATTGCTATGAAGAAAAAACGTGGTGAAAAAATGAGAGCTAAAGGAGCTAAAGGAGCACCTACCGCTAAAGCAATTAAAAAAAGTCAAGCATAATGGCTACTGCAGCGTGGACTAGAAAAGAAGGTAAATCTAAATCAGGTGGACTGAACGCTAAAGGTGTAGCTTCTTACAGAAAAGCAAATCCCGGTTCTAAATTAAAAACAGCTGTTACAACTAAACCCTCAAAATTAAAAGCAGGATCAAAAGATGCCAAACGTAGAGCTTCTTTCTGTGCGCGTATGACCGGTATGCGTAAGAGACAAAAAGCTAGTAACAATACAGGTGAAGATAGATTATCTAAATCACTTAGAAAATGGAATTGTTAATGAGAGATACGAAAGTATTAGAAAGTTTTTTAAAACATACAGAAAAGAAAATAAAAGAAATGAATCTTTTTAAGTTTTTAAAAAAAGAAGTAGAAACGGGTGCTAATGGTACGCAGGACTACATAATTAAAAAGGGCATAAACAAAGATAAACTAGCAAAAAAATAGAAAGTAAACATGGAACCAGAACAAGTAGTAACTAAATTAAGAAGAGCATTAGACAATAGAATAAATCAATTATCAATATCTGTCACTTCTGGTGGAGTTGACAAGATGGAGACTTACAAGTATATAATAGGACAAATAAACGCATTGGAATCAGTGCGTCAGGAAATCATTACCCTGCTAACCGATAAGGAACAAAATGAAACAAGCGGAACAGTCATCGACCTCAAAAGAGGTCCCAGAAGTTAAGTCAGCACTTTTAGACAAATACAAAGAAGAACCTAAAAAAGAAATTACCAAAGAAACCACTAAGCTCCCCATGCCTACCGGCTGGAGAATGTTAATTTTACCTTTCAGAATGAAAGAGAAAACTGACGGCGGAATCCTATTAGGAAATGAAACTATCGACAGACAACAAGTTGCCTCACAATGCGGAAACGTTATTGCGATGGGTGATGCATGTTATGTTGATAAAGAAAGATATCCCAATGGTCCGTGGTGCAAGGTTGGTGATTGGGTAGTCTTTGCACGTTATGCAGGATCACGTATTGAAATTGAAGGAGGCGAAGTTCGTCTTTTAAATGAAGATGAAATACTTGCAACCGTACAGGATCCAACAGATATCCTGCACAAATATTAACATAGTAGAAAAGGAGACACTATGCCAGAAGAAGAGAAAAAAACTGTCGATTTAGATACATCCGGCCCAGAGGTCGATGTATCGATTGAAGAGACAAAAGAGGAAGCAGTAATTGAAACTGCACCCGAAAAAGAAACAGGAGCCACGGAACAAGAAACAGTAGTAGAAGAAAAAACGGATACAGGAACACAAGACGAAGCATTAGAAGATTACGGTAAAGGCGTTCAAGCTCGTATTGCGAAATTAACTCGTAAGATGAGAGAGGCGGAGCGAAGAGAAGCTTCTGCTCTTGAATATGCTAAAGCTGTAGAAACAAAAAGACAACTTGATAATGAGCGATTTAAAAAAGTAGATTTAGATTATACTAAAAAGTTTGAAAATAATCTAAAAACTGGAATGGAGTCTGCGCAAAAAGAACTTGCAATGGCTATTGAAGCCGGTGACGCTGTTGCTCAAGTTGAAGCTAATAAAAAAGTTGCTACTCTTGCATTTGAAAACGCAAGAATGGAACAACAAAAACAGAACGTTGAACAGGAAGTTCCTGTTGAATTATCTGACGGCGGTAGATTACCAAGACAGACACCGAGATCATTACCCGAAGCTGATCCTGAAGCTGAAGATTGGGCTAGTAGAAATACATGGTTTGGAAAAGATAGAGCCATGACTTTTACTGCGTTCGAAATTCATAAGGATTTAGTGGATAAAGAAGGCTTTGATCCTAAAGGTGAAGAATATTATGTAGAAATAGACAAGAGAATTAGAGTTGACTTTCCTCATAAATTTGGTAAGACTGATACAACTACGTCTAAACCCGTTCAGTCGGTGGCTTCTGCGAATAGAAGTGTAAAACAAGGACGCAAAACTGTGAGACTCACATCATCACAGGTAGCAATAGCTAAAAAATTAGGTGTGCCACTAGAAGAGTATGCAAAACAATTAAAACTCACGGAAGGAGCATAAGCATATGAAAAAAGAAGAAGAACAAAAAAAACCTTTACGTGCGGCTAATATTCGGTCAAAGACTGAAAGACCAAAAGAGTATAAGCCCCCATCATCTTTAGATGCACCACCAGCGCCTGACGGATTTAGGCACAGATGGATAAGAGCAGAGTCAATGGGTTTCAATGATACCAAAAGTATTCACGGTAGATTGAGATCTGGTTATGAGTTAGTGAGAGCTGACGAATATGATTCTGAATCCTACCCTGTTGTCATGGACGGAAAATACGCTGGAGTCATTGGAGTAGGTGGCCTTCTCCTGGCAAGGATACCGGAAGAACTCGCACAAAGCCGTGTTGCCTATCAGCAAAGACAAACTGAAGGACAAAACGAAGCTTTAGAAAACGACTTACTGAAGGATCAGGATAAAAGAATGCCCATGAAGTATGAGCATTCTAGCAAAAACTTCGGTGGTACAAAGAAATAATATTTCTTTCTCCAACGATAACATTAACCGTGACTGGAGGTCCGCAAGGACAGGTCACATAAGGAGAAAATAACTATGGCAAATAGAAACACCGTAGGATTTGGTCTTATAGCTCAAGGCACTGTTGGTTCAACTGACGCTGCTGGCGGTCAAGGCAAATACTACATAGATGCTGGTTATGCTGTTGATTTATTCCAAGGTTCTGTAGTACAGAGCAAAGTTGGATATATTAAAACTGCACAAGCGGCTATAACAGATAGCTCTATAGGAATTTTGAATGGCATTTTTTATAATGCATCAACGACTCAAAAACCTACATGGGCGAACTGGTACAATCAGCCGATTACACCGGCTAATAGTGAAGACGTTACGGCTTTCGTAATTGACAACCCTCTACAACTGTTTACAGTTTGTTTAGACACGGCAGCAGCACAAGCAGAATATGGTAAAACATACGGTATGACTGTAACTGCAGCAGGATCAGAAACTTCTGGTCAGTCAAGCTCGAAGCTATTACTAGCGGGAGTATCGGACACAGCAAATCAATGGCGTTTACTAAGATCGGCAGAAGATCCTGAAAATAATGAAAATGCGGCGAATAGAACCGTTGTCGTTTGTCAGAATCTTAACCAGTACTTAGATAACTCTGTAACATGGCAATAATAGGAGCATAATAACATGGCAATATCACGAGCACAGCTAGTTAAAGAACTAGAACCAGGTTTGAATGCACTATTCGGCCTGGAATACAAAAAGTATGAAAATCAGCACGCTGAAATTTATACGACGGAATCATCAGACAGAGCTTTCGAAGAGGAAGTAATGTTATCTGGTTTCGCTAACGCAGATGTAAAAGCAGAAGGTCAAGGCGTATCATACGATGATGCACAAGAGACTTACACTGCAAGATACACTATGGAAACGATCGCGCTAGCTTTCGCTATCACAGAAGAAGCAATAGAGGACAACCTTTATGACAGACTTTCTTCTAGATACACAAAAGCACTAGCAAGATCTATGTCTAACGCAAAAGAAGTTAAAGGCGCTAACCCTTTAAATAATGGTCTACCAGCAATAACTGGTACATCAACATTTAAATCAGGTGATGGCAAAAACTTGTTTAGTACTTCTCACCCAACTATCGCGGGTACAGTATCAAACACTTTAGCAACTCAAGCGGACTTAAACGAAACTTCATTAGAACAAGCATTGATTGATATTGCTGCTATGACTGATGAAAGAGGTTTGAGAATAGCTGCAAAAGGAGTTAAAATGATAATTCCTTCTGCAAATCAGTTCAATGCTGAAAGACTTATGAAGTCTCAAGGCAGAACTCAAACAGCTGATAATGACATCAATGCAATCAACTCAATGGGTATGATTCCTCAAGGTTACAGAGTGAACAACTTCCTAACTGACGCTGATTCTTGGTACATTACAACAGACGTTCCAAATGGTATGAAGATGTTCTCAAGAACTCCATTGACTACTTCAATGGAAGGAGACTTCGATACAGGCAATGTTAGATACAAAGCTAGAGAAAGATACGCTTTTGGCGTTTCTGACTTTAGAGGTATCTACGGTTGTGAAGGTGCGTAAGCAATAATCATTTTGTGGCCGGACATGTTTCGGCCACATTTTAATAGTAGAAAGAAAAATTATGAAAAAAACTCTAATCAATATATGGGCCTACAACTACCATGCTAAATTTAGTATTGAACATGTTGATGATTCAGTTGAAAATATTGAAAAAGTTATACTTGACAAACTAGGAGAAAAGAGTATAGTTTGGGAACATCTCGGAGATAGTTATCATCCGGGATTAAATAGAATAACTTATGAAGAGGTTATTAATGATACGAGACCTATACAAACAAAAAAGGTACTTGGAGTTGAAGTGGCAACAGGAGCATCTGGATAATAACAGATATACTCTTGAAATGGTTAGGATTGATGACACGATTAAAAAGGTCATTACTGACATAAAGCTTGAAGAAGCTAGAATTGCTCACTTACAAAACAGCGTAGAAGGCGCTGCTCCACAAGTTTCTGTAGCTACTTAAGTCACCAAAGCTACATTGCGTAAATCGCATTTTTACCGTAGGATCTCTTGCACTCTATTCAAATCTAGTGTACTACTTACTTACTATATAATAAATTAATTGAATGCTGACCTAATATAGTGGACGGCCTAGAGACAGTATTCATAATAACTAGGAGAATATAAACATGGCAACAACTACATTTTCGGGACCAGTAAGATCATTAAATGGTTTTATTAATTTCGGACCAACAGCAGCAGTTAGTTTAACTGCTGATACAACTTTAACAATGAATAATCATGCAGGTAGAATCTTACTTTGTAATGACGCGGACGGTAAATTTACTTTACCTAGCATTACAACTGGTAGTGCAGGTTCAACGGCTGGATCTAATGATCCAAATGTAGCATCTAATCTTGGAGCTACTTATACGTTTATTGTTCAAACTGCAGCAACAGACATGGATATTTTAACAGACGGAACTGATAAATTTATTGGTTTTGCAAAAAGTCTAGTATCTACTGCAGCAACCGGCGCAGCTTGGTTCCCAGGAGCATCTAATGATGTAATGACTTTTAATGGTACTACTTCAGGTGGAATTGTTGGAACTATGATTAAAGTCACAGCGGTAGCTAGTGCTCAATATTTTGTGGAAGCATACATAAAATCATCTGGCACACAAGTAACTCCGTTTGCGGACGCATAATAAATAATTAATGGAGCCCTTCGGGGCTCCTACAAAATTTTAAGGAGAATAAAATTATGGCAATAACATCAAAAGTAAGACAATCAGTTGTGTTAGCAGCAGACGGACAAGTGCAAGCACTCGTAGCCGGTTCAGCAGCCAATATTACTAAAGCAAATATTATGACTATATATGGTCAAGCTTCTGCAGCAGACGCTGAAATTAAACTTTATAATGAAATTGGAGATTCAAAAACAGCTTCTGCATTAATTTTTCATGGTAAGTTTGGAGCAAACGCTAATGAATTTATGGAATTTAATTTACCAGGAGCAGGTATTTATGCTGACACTGGAATATATGCAGATGTAACTAACTGTGATTTCTTTTATATAGTAGGAACATTTTAAAGGAGTATTAAATGTCTAATACAACTTCAGGTTCTTATCAATTTGATCAGGACTTTTCAATCGATGAGATTATACAAGATGCTTACGAGCGTATTGGTTTAGTTGGAACTGCTGGACATCAACTTAAAACAGCTAGAAGATCTTTAAATATATTATTTCAAGAATGGGGTAATAGAGGTGCACATTTTTGGGAAGTTGGGAATACTAATATTAATTTAATAGTAGGTTCTTCAACTGATGTAAATGCAACAGACGAAGGTGCAGGTACTTATACTTTTTATAGAAACTCAGTTGATAGTGCTGCAGCAGCAGCAGCTTCACCTCAAGCAACAACTGTGCCAACAACAAATGTTTATGGTATCACAGATATTTTAAATGTTAACTATAGACAAAATTATAATACAACAAGTCAATCAGATACAGGTTTAACTAAAGTTGCAAGAGACGCTTATGCTGCAACAGCAAATAAAGCATCCCTTGGAACTCCTTCACAATTCTGGATTCAAAGATTTATTGATAAAGTTACAGTAACTATTTATCCTTTACCTAATTCAACTGCAGCTAGTAATTATTTAAATATTTATTATGTAAAAAGAATTCAAGATGTTGGAGCTTATAGTAACGCAACAGATACGCCTTACAGGTTTGTTCCCTGTATGATTTCAGGATTAGCTTATTATTTATCTATGAAATTTGCACCACAAAGAACACAAGAAATGAAATTGTTATATGAGGATGAATTTGCTAGAGCTTTATCAGAAGATGGTTCACCGGCTAGCACATTTATTACTCCTAAAGCATATTACCCTGGAGTTTAATTATGGCTAGATTTGCAAAAGGAAGTAGAGCACTCTCTATCTCAGATAGATCAGGGGCCGCGTTTCCTTATAAAGAAATGGTTAAAGAATGGACAGGAGCCTGGGTTCACACATCTGAATTTGAAGCTAAACAACCCCAATTAGAACCTCATCCAGTAGGAGCAGATCCACAAGCTTTATTACACGCAAGACCTGCAAGAACAGAATTTGCAGTACAAGATATTTTACCAGAAAATCCTTTTACAACTACCGCTGCATCAACAACTTTAAGTGTATCTTTTCCAAACAATGGTTTAAACGCAGGAACTTCTTATGTAAGATTTCAAGCTGTTAAACAAAATGTTGGAGGCGTTGTGGTATCTACATTTGAATTAGCTACAGCTTTAAATGAAACACTTACTGCTTCGGATACAACAATTACTTTAACTGATGCATCAGAATTTCCAACATCAGGATACATTGTAATTGAAAAAGTAAATAGTACATCTGGAGCTTATGAAAATGAAACTATTCAATACACAGGAAAATCAACTAATGATTTAACAGGATGCACTAGAGGAACGGCAGCACCTTATAGAGGAGCTACTCCTCCAGCTACAACTGCAGGAACACACACTAGTGGAGCAAAAGTATATGGATCTTATTTAGCAACAGCTATAGCAACAACAGTAGTTGTGGGTCCTAAAGCATCACAAACAGAAACGTTATATAATTCATTAACTGTGCCTTTAGTATCTAATGCAACTACAGCAGTAACAGGAGGCGGTTTTCAGTGTACAATTGGACCCGTTAATGATAGAGGTTAACTATGGCAGGATTAACACATTATACATATAGTACTTTAGTAACAGCTATCAGAGATTATACTGAAGTTGATGCTAATGTATTTACAGAAACTATTGTTGATGGTTTTATTATGGCTGCTCAACACAGAATTAATTTAGACATTCCAATGGATGCAGATAGATTTGTTCAAGAAGGAACAATGGCAGCTGATGTAAATAGTATAAGAGTACCTGCAGGAGCTTTATTTGTAAGAGGTGTAGAAGTATTTAATGCCTCTAATACTACGGAACAAGGTACATGGTTAGAGAGACGTGATCAAACTTTTTTATCTGAATATGTAGGAAGATTAACAGGACCCGAAGGTTCTTCTACTGCTCAAGATGTTACAGGAACTCCTAAATATTACTCTATGTTTGGTGGAGCAACAGGATTAAGTGATACAACGTCAGGATCTATTTATTTAGCACCTACACCCGATGTTAATTACAATTTTAGAATATATTATAACAAAATGCCTACAGGATTAGGTTCAGGAGCCGATGGCGATTCTACTACATACGTGAGTCAATACTTTCCTCAAGGGCTTCTATATGCTTGTTTACTAGAAGCATATGCCTTCTTAAAAGGACCTACAGACATGTTGACATTATATGAACAAAAGTATAGTAATGAACTACAAAAGTTTGCAGCGATGCAAATTGGAAGACGAAGAAGAGATGATTACTCAGATGGTACAATAAGAATTCCAATAGAGTCACCACCTCAATAACTAGGAGCAAAATATTATGGCAATATCATCAGCAATATGTAATACATTCAAAACAGAAATTTTAACAGCGGTACATAATTTTACTGCATCAACGGGTAACACATTTAATTTAGCTTTATACACAAGTTCAGCATCTTTAGGTGCAGGCACTACAGCTTACGCTTCAACAAATGAAATTACTAACACAGCAGGTTCATCTTATTCTGCAAAAGGAAAAGCACTTACAAGTGTAACTCCAGTTTTAGATAGTAGCACAGCCGTTTGTGATTTTTCTGATATCTCTTGGACATCAGCTTCATTTACAGCTAACGGTTGTTTAATTTTTAACGATGATGCAGCAGGTGATCCCGCAGTTTGCGTTGTTGCTTTCGGTGGTGACAAAACTGTATCAAGTGGAACATTCACAATTCAATTTCCAGCAGCAGACGCAAGTAACGCAATAGTTAGAATAGCATAAGGAGGAATTCCTTATGGCATCAACCTGGGGTAATAATACTTGGGGCTCTAACGAGTGGAGCGACGATACAGTTACAATTAATCCAACAGGTCAATTAGCAACATCATCAATAGGTTCTTTAGAAGCTTTCAACGAAGAAGGTTGGGGTAGACAAGAATGGGGTAATTCTGGTTGGGGTGTAGAATATGCTGTATCTCTTTCAGGGCAATCTGCAACATCGGCAATAGGTTCTATTACTACAGAAATTGTTTTACCCTTAACAGGATTATCTTCTACATCTAGTTTAGGTTCTCTTACTTTAGATTTAACTTCTCTTACACTTTTATCAGGTCAAAGCGCTACTTCAGAACTTGGAACTTTTGATAACGCTGGAACATTAGTAGGTTGGGGTAGAAATGGTTGGGGAGAAGAACCTTATGGAGATTCATTTAATAAATTAGTTCAACCTGCAGGATTAAGTTCAACCTCTAGTGTTGGATCATTGACTTCTGCAATACAGAATTTTGTATTCCCAACAGGAGTAGCAGCAACTTCTAGTGTAGGAAGTTTAACTCTTGATTTAAGTTCAGTTATTACACCCACAGGAGTTAGTGCAACTTCTAGTGTAGGAGCAATTTCTCCAACAGAAATGAATATAGGACTAACGGGAGTTAGTGCAACTTCAACAGTTGGTGGAATAATTTTAGATGCTTTAACAGAACAACCTATAGGTCAACAGGCAACTGTTACGGTAGGTGATTTAACTATTGGAATAGGGATTCCTTTAACAGGAGTATTAGCAACTTCTTCTGTAGGATCTTTAGTTACAGGAGTTGGTTATACTTTATCAGGTCTAACAGCAACTTCTTCTACAGGGGTTTTATCTCCTCCTCAAGCAATAGGCTTGACTGGAGTATCTGCAACTGCTAATGTAGGAAATGTAGCACCTTTAGGATATGGAGATGTTACAGGAACACAAGCTGCTAGTTATAGCAA